TAATATACTGTTAAGTATTTATATTAATTGAACTTCCAATCGGTAGTGTCTATCGATTTATCAAAGGCGGGCTGATCATCTTGACCAGAATCTACGATATCTTCTTGTGCAGACTGTTCACAATCATACAACTTCATTCTCGCTCTATCGATTCCGACAACGAACTTTTTGTTCTTCGTTGGGTCATTGTACCGATTTTTGAGTTGCTTAACGAGAATCTGATTAAGTTGTTCCAACTCTTCAGTTTGGATGAGAGCGAACATGAAATCCGCTGTAGCAGGTAGACCGAAGCTCTCACTGGTATCCTCCAATCCGATATCACTGCTCTGATATCCCGATCTAGTCGTTTGTGTAGCCGATACGATTGGTAAGTCACATTCCACAGCAAGTCCTCGTAACTCTTCTGCAATCGCTTTAATATAGAAGTACGATCCAACATTTGCATTTGCCTTAAATCTAGATGATGCACAAATATTTAGGTAGTCAATGAAAATTATCTTAGGAACAAACTGTCTCTTCATTGCCAGTTCCTTGAGTAGTCCTCTGATATGACCCACATGGGCCGATGCAGTAGGATACTCCTTTACGACCAGAGTTCCTTTGGTCTTGTTCTTGATTTTATCAACTGAACTTTCAAATGTCTGTTTTGGTAAATCATGCAACTCATCCATTGTCAAGTCCATGAGGTTTGCATCAATACGTTCTGCAATCCTTTCTTCTGCCATCTCCATTGTCACATACAGAACATTGTGTCCCTGCATCAAGATATTAGCAGCTTGATGGCACATAAAAAGAGACTTACCGACACCAGTTCCAGCAAGACAAATATTAAGAGTTTTGTTAGGAAGCCCTCCATTGGTTATCTCATTAAAGAACGAAAGATCGAATGGAATCCTTTCCTCTTTCGTATGATAAAACTCAAAACGATCAAGGGCGTCATGAATGTAATCGTGACCAACAGAGCTATCGAAACTAACAGAAAGAGCGCTGGATAAAATATCAGGCAAACAATCAGCGTTACGATCCTTGTCATCACCATTAATAATGTGGATTCCCTCAAGGACTGCCAAGTGAATGGCCCTATCTTTGCAATATCGCTCTGTAACATTGACCAACCATCTCTCGTCAACTTCTTCAGCTGCCAAGGTACTGAGAACCTTCTGAGTATTCTTCCAAGCTTCCTCATTTAGATCACTCCTTTTTTCTATCTCAATGTGCAACGCCTCTTTAGATGGAATCGCATTGTATTCATCCATGAATTTGTAAAACTCATCAAAGATGATTTTGTTTTCACCATTTTCAAAATACTCATTCTTCAGAAATGGTAAGACTTTCCTTGTATAATTCTCGTTCGTCAGCAAGTGACTCAGAATTGCTGTCTCTGTAGATAATGTCAACTTCATCCTCCTTTCTTAGGCCTTTTTCCATACATGATATTAAAATGTCTCCACAAATTTTGTGAAACTCTTCTTCAAATTCAATGTGATTACTGTTTTCACTTTTACAAGGAATTATTGTAAAATGTAAATTCAAACCACCTTCATCTGTTTCCTCACCTACTCCAACCTCATTGTAGCCATAGATAACTCCTTTGAATTTACCCTCATCAATACGAATAGCAGTAAATTCAGTTTCATCATTTTCACGTACTACAAATGAATATTTGACAGTTTCTATATCTTGATATTCTTCACTCAAAATAATACTCCTATAATAAACATTAAAACTAGAAACACACAACCTAATCCAATAACTTTAGCCCAACTAAAGTCACCAAAATAGTCTGGGTGATCTATATCTCTTGGTGTATATCCTTTTTTATACATAATGCAAATAGCCTCCTAAAATATATTTGTCCTCATCCACTGGAACATTGCCCCTGTGAACATATTCCCATGTAGCAGGAAACACTAATACTGTACCACACTCAGGAGACACTTTCAAGTCTAAATCGACAAATTCTGTTTCTCCACCTAGAGCGACATCATTAAGGTAGACAAAGAATACCAGAAAACGGCGTGCAGACTCATGATCGCCAACGTCAACATGATCCAAAAAAACACCACTATTTCTCTCATATTTCTTTATTCTTATTGCTTCCCATGCATATTTGTCAGGCCATTGTTTGGGATGTAACCTTGTGTCTATCTTATATCTATCTGAGATACTAGTAAACCTATTATAAATCTCTAGGTTCATGTCACTTTTCCCTGAGTGATCCATCAGATTCAATTCTGTGAAATCACGATGACCTACTGTTTTAGTTTGTTCATGATGAGCCTTTGCTTCTTCAAAGTACTCAATCAACCCAGCACACTCATCCTCACTGAATATCTTCGGGTATTTCCGAATCCACTTCTCCATACATAAACTCCTTTGAAGCTGCTTCTTCCAGTTGATTCATCACATCTTCTGTGAAGTATTTTTCTGGGTCTGCATAAATTGATTTACCATACAACTGAGTGCCATTCATGTCATATCTATTTCCAGCACGTTTGAACACCCCATGTTTCTCCCCAAACTCCAAGAGGCCATAGTATCTATCAATCCCACTCTGATACCCCAATCTCACATCGACCATCTTATTCTCAATGGTCAATCTAGATTTTTGGTTTTTACAGTGAATGATGTTACCCACAACTTCTGTACCATCCTTATCCTTCTTCTTGGACAAGTAAACTATGGAACTGGCTGCATACTTCAGTCCAGAACCACCACCCATCTCTTTCGTGGGCATATATGCACCAATCACATCATAAGTATGATTGGTAACAATCAAAGGAACATTTGCACGACCTAACTTGAGAGTCAGGACACGAAATGCAGCCTTGATGATCTGGGATCTAGTCATGTCTTTTGTGTCTGATCCTGCAGCTGTATCTGTCAGTTCTTTGGTAGTTGACAGATTACCCAGAGAATCCAGAACGAACATCATAGGTTTCTTTTCGTTCTCTTCCAGATATGCATCTAGAATCTTGATTGCCTGAGTACGAAATTCCTGTATAGTTACTACAGGGAGAATGACCATTCGTTTTGGGTCAATCCCACGAGCGACAATAAGCTCTTTAGGTATAGCGGACTCAGACTCAAAATACAGAACACCGCTGTCAGGATTAGAGTCCAGAAAATTCTTGACCATACCAAGGGCGAAGTAGGTTTTACCAGTTGCTGACTCTCCTGCAAGTGCTGTGATTTTGTTAGAAGGTAATCCTCCACGAATCGAACCAGACAGTAGAGCATTAAACAGAAAACTGCCAGTATCAATATAATCATTGACATCACCAGCTGCCACCCCATCATCCACAACGGAAGCATATTCATTTCCAGACTCTTTAATAAATTGTTTTAAATCCATCATTCCTTTCTATTTCTAATTTCCAAGCTTCAGCAAGATTAATTAATTCATCTGGACTAGATGCATCATTTTTTCTAGTATTACATTTTTTACATATAATCCAGACATTACCATCAAAATACCCTTGATGAATTTCATCTCTACCAAGATTAGGATTTAGTCTATCCAATGATGGTTGTTGAAATCCGTCTTTTAATAAATCTGGTTTGGAATTATGACATCTACCATACCATAATGGAGAATTACAAGATAGACATCTATCCGAACTTTTTGAAACAATGTGTTCTACTGTTAAGTATCCAGCTTTTCGTGATTTACTTCTCTCAGGTTTCATTGATATTGAGAAATCAGCATGAGCCCTTTTAATGTTTAACATGGCTTTTTCCATATTTTTATCTTCATAATGTTCCCAAAAAGAATCATAATATTCTTTTTTTCTCCATGTGTCACCATGAAATTCAGGCCATGGAAATCCATGAACATAATGAGTCTTTGGTTCCTCTAACCCAGCTAATACTAATAGATTAGGCATTTATTCTCCTAGTTCTCACGATTTTCTGATTTATCAACATCAAAACCATCTGGATACCTACCAGACAATTTCCTTGTATTCTCTGCAAGAACCTCTTCCAATGTCCATCCCATTGAAATCATGATCTGTTGAACATACCACATGACATCTCCCAACTCACCTTTGATTTTTACCCTCAACTCGGCAGTTGGTTGTTTACCTTGAAACAAAAGTTTCTTCACAATGTCCAAAAGTTCTCCACCCTCTGAACAGATACCAATTGCACCTGTGAGCAACCTTTGTGGTTCATTCCACTTTGGATTATCTTGTAATTCATCTAACCTTTCGATGAACGTATCACAATCTTTTGTGGCCTCACTGGTCACACTGTCTACAAACTTTCTATGATTTGTTACTTCTGGCGAATCCATTATTTTCCTTTATTATTGTTAAAAACTCTAAAACATTTACGACTACAAAATTTCTTGTTTCGTCCTACATACGGACTCCAACAATTCATACATTCTTTTTTCATGAGAAAAAATCCATTAATGTTGCTTGTGTACCATAAGAATCATCAATATACCAATTAATTGCACTAGTAATAAATTTCAAAGGATCAACGTATGCCTTCTCAAATTGTTTATCATAATCAATATACTTATTGATATCCAATTCTTGTGGACAATCAGTAAGAAAGGTGAAGGCATTACATTGATAAGGATTTGGATCTTTCAAATGAACAAACTTGATCTTTTCTCCATCCAAAATCTTTGGATATTTAGCCGTCAATTTATTGACCTTGAGTTGATGATTATAAATCAATGCACCCTTAACGTGCATTGGTGTACCTTTTCGATAAACGGAATTATCATCTTTCCATTTATCCATACCATTACATGATCTGGGAAATGCAATAGAAGCTGCATCCATTTCCATCCAATCCTTGCGAAAGTCTTGAATGAAATCGTTCAACTCTTTCTCATCTCCTACCATGATGAGTTTGAGGGCATCCCTAATTTTGTCTCGACAAACTTGAGGAGTCGATGATTTGACTGCTTCGATGCCCATCATCTTCAGTTTAGGTTCTGCATATTGCACCCCCTCTGAATTATGTACATTCAGTATGTACCTTTTCTTTGCAGTCCAAATACCTTTATCGGCAATGACTTCACGAGCCATGACCATCTTTTGTTCGTATGCATTGACATACTCAGCAAGTTCTGCATACTTACCATCAATAAATGGTTCAATCTTTTCAGTACAAATCTGATCCAGAAACTTTACTGGATCTTTTGGATTTAGTTTGTCAATCAATTTTTCAAATGTAATATAAACCGAATCAGTATCGGATGCAAGAACATAATCTTCATCTTCTGTTTGGAGAATTTCATTGAAATATTGATTGAGGGCCTTTTCGATCCAACGAATTGAAAGTTGCCCACCATAGGTAACGGCTTCTGCAATACGAATATCATAGAACCGAAAATACTGATTACCAACTGCACCATAGGCTGAGTTCAATGCAATCTTGAGTGACATCTGTTTGTTGTGTAACGATGCAATCTGATTCTTGTACTTTGGATCTTTGGTATCCTCAAATTTCTGTTGGGCGTCCAACATCTTCTTTTTGAAGATAGTCCTATCATTGTACATATTGTAAAGTAACTCAGGAAGAAACCCATGTTTCTTTCTAGAAAACAATGCACCATTTGGAGTTATTGTTTGATTTATATCTAGAAGATGAGATGTATCAAATGACTTGTCCAACATATTGTCAACGCCTGGATGAGTCTCACTCATTCCTACAATTGTCTCAGGAGAAATATTATATTGCATGATTAAATGAGGATATAGACTATTCAAGTCAAAACTCACAACCCATTTGTGTAATCCAACTTTTGGATCTTTTACGTATGCACCAGCAAATGCCTCTTTCTTTTCTTGTCGAACCTGAAACGGAACCTGTATATTTTTCTCACGTAGATAATTGTAAATAATGATATCCCACATCTTGACCATAGAAAAGACATCATTATAATTACATTTTGAATAGTAGGCCATTGTAAGATGCAGATCAATCAATTTCATCTTGTCTTCTAGAGCATCGACCAGTTCCACATCCTGTATGTTGTAGTCAATGAAAGATTGGTAGTCTTTCTGATACCATTCACGAAATGTCTCATAGGGATTCTTTTCCTTAGCCTTACCCAACTCAACAAAACCAATATGATCTAACCGATAACTTTCTTGTGCAGAGTAAGTATACTTTTGATACAATTCTAAGTAGTCAAGTTGACTGATTCCAGCAAGATCAAATGCAGTATGTTTTCTACCCATACGAAACACATCGGCGTTAAATACAGATCCCCAAGGAGAAAGTTTCTTGATTTCATCTTCACCAAGTCTTACCTTGATACGATTCACTAGGTAAGGAATATCAAAAAATCTAGAGTTCCAACCAGTTATTACATCTGGAAAGTTTGCACTCCAAAAACTAATAAATCTTTGAAGCAATTCATCTTCAGTATTACAACGAATGTAGGTAATATCATCACGATCATTGTTCCATTGTTGCAATCCAAAAACCACAAACTTTTTTGTTTGATGATTTTTGAGTGTGATAGCATTGACACGCTCGATGGGATTATCTACTTGAGGAAATCCATTCTCAGATTCAGTTTCAATGTCGATTGTTGCAACCTGAATTTTGTTGATATCCCACTGAATCTCTCCACGAAAATTGTCAGAAATCCACTGATATGGCCAACGAGTAAATCCATACAACATTCCAGGCTGATTGGAATACTGATCAACAAACTCTCTTGCTTCTTTGACTGTCTCCTGAACCATTGGAGTCAGATATTTACCATCAAGAGATCTGTATTGAGTTTGTTTTTTTACTGGAACGAATAAGGTAGGTTTGTACTTAAGGCGGGTAGTGATGCGTTCTCCATTCTTGATGCCTCTGACAAGAACAGAATTACCGAATACTATAACATTAGTGTAAAAATCCATATATCTCCAAGTTTCATCATATAATACCTCAATGGATTCAAAAAGTCAAGTCTATTATCCATTAAGTTGCACATTAGGAAGGACAATACCAGAACCAAATTTAGAGTTCCAAGCATTGACAACATCATCAACTGCTTCAACAATACAAATAGTCCAATTCAAAGGAATTGTAACATTATCATTTTTAGAGAATGGAGGCCATGGCATGAAACCTAGACCTTGTTCTTGGGGCATAATCTGGCAAGGATTGGCGATAGCAACTGAGTCTCCCACTACAGTAACATCACCAACAAGCTCCTCACCAGATTTAAGTTTTACTAATTTAACATCAGTCATCCTTCTTTTTTCCTATGTTATATTTTGTTTCAAGAATCCACTCATCCTTCTCATTGAAGGAGAGTACTTTTATTTGACTCAAAGGAGCTTTAGGTTCTGGTGTACCTACCAGACCAACTAAACCCCAATCACTCAAAAGACCAGCAATAGTGTTCCGTCTTTCTATATCATTATCAGTCAGACTTGATTTTTTACCATCAAGTGCAAATAATTCCTTGAAATGTACAACATAGTACTTCCCCTTCTTGTGAAGGAGATGACAGGACTGATATAATTTTCGTTCTTTTCTTGATGCAACACCAATTCTTGATAAAGTCTCACGAACCTTCAGAAAGTCATCTGGCTCGTTTAGAGTTACTTCCAGCATATCTTCTGGAACCCAATTCAATTCACCTTGCATTTCCACCTTTATTCAATTTGGTTCGGATATGTTCAAGATCTTCGTCTGTTAGTATTGTGAGAGCCTCTTGTGCTTTTTGATCACTATATCCGAAATATTCTTTCACTAAATCTAAATTGTTTACTTTAGAAGTTTTCAACCAAGGAGCAAATCTCTTTCTTGGTCTAGAACTATTTAGGAGAAAGTCGAATTGAAGTTTGTTGTCTAAGTGGTTGTTTACATTCATCTCATTAACCAGAAAGATCATATCAGAGTGTGAATATAGGGCATGATTCACTACCCAAGCTGGATATTTCTTCTCGTAATAAGGATCTTCCATCAGATTTTCTTTGGTCTGATTGATTGCGTTTAGATATTCTTTGAGATCAGTCATTGAAAAACTCCGATAGATTAGATTGTTGACTATCTAGGTAGGCTTTTTTCCATCGTATTTTAATCTTCTTGAAATCACCACCAAGAACATTTTCTTTGATACCATTCCAAGATACATACTCTGGAAATTTCTTAATCAGTTTTGCATGATTTTCATTGATTAATTCTAGAGTTCTCCATTCAGCACATCCACCAACCTCACCAACATAATTGGTAATGTATCCAAACTTGTCCCATACTCTATTATTGTAACCTTTCTTAAATAACTGCAAAACCATGCTTATATCTTCAGTTGTGGATAGATCCCAATCCAGTTCACTTTCATCTGGTAAGAGATTATCATTGAAGAAAAACCCACAATATACACCAGCAGTGTCTATGTACTCTTTTCCTGCTGGGGGAAGATTTCCTTGTCGAAATCCAGCCCATGGAATAGTATCTAACCACTCACTTGTAGTTTCTAAGAGATATTTCCAAGAATCAGAATCCATAGGTTTTTTGGATTTTTCACCACCAGGCGTTCGTTCAATGAATTTGAGATCATCATCAAACACACCATACTTTAAACCCTTTGCTTCTTTATAGATCCACCTTCTGGTTTCAGTAATGCCTATGTCATTATCTGGTAATACCAGAATAGGATAATTAGGATATAGGTGCTGTTCTTTGGGTTGCACAACAAGTTTTGTAATTTGTTGTGCATTTGGAGACATATTATCAAATGTAACTTGATTATCGCTCCTACCCAATGTTGGAATGTATATAATGTCCATCATGAGATTTTGTCTTCCCAAAAATCAACATTCTGAAATGTTACAATAGGATTTTCCATACCTTCACCTATCAAGAAAGATGTTAGTACTCTCAAATGAGTTTTTTCATTTTCATTCTTAATATACTCTTTCATAGAAGTATAACTTGGATAATGCATCAGAATTTTAATATTAGGTCTAGAATTTTTATCTAAAGCTACACGTGTGTCTGAATC